ATACTCTGCTAGTTGCAAACTCTTTGGCGTACCCGTCCTCGGGGAGAACGGTCGTGCTCTCGAAGTAGCGGAGGAAGCTGATGGCTTGCGAGTTGAGTCCTAAGTCTGAAAGTGTCATGTCTTGGTTTCCTTTTGGTTGGTTGGTTCCTAATCGGTGAGCGCTGACTTCCAGTGCTTCGCCTCAGATAGGTAACGATCTTCTGCTTGGATCTCACTCTTCAAAGCTGCCAACTCTTCCTCGCGTCTAGCAAGATTGGTCAATTTTTGCTTAAGGGACTCTGAGGTGTATTCGATCACACCTTCACAAATCTCTAGCTTGTTCTCAGTGGTCTTGCAGCGATCGAGCATGTTGCGAAGCTCTTGGATTTGTCGTTGGGATTTGTTCATGTCTTGGTTTCCTTTTGGTTGGTGTGAGTGAGTTGATACTAAGCCCAGCCGTCGTTGCGAAGGGCGCGATACCAATCGCGTGCGGCCTCAAGCTCAAAGCAGTTGTCAACAACGTCTCCTCCCTGAACATTAGTGATGGTGATGTCAACCTCTTTGCCGCAGGGGCTGACGCGGAACTCAGCGATCTCGACAAGCTCTCCATCGATGTAACGAGCGAGCTTGTGGGTGTTGTTTGAGGTGGCCATGTCTTGTCTCCGTTGGTTGGTTGGTTTGTTTCTCTGACCTACATAGAGTAGCTAATCAGGGACAAAGGTCCACTATAAACCTCTAAATATCAGAACCCCAACCCCTTGTCAGGCAACGACTTACGGCGACCCCTCAGATTTGTCTGAGCGGCTACCCCCCAGATGTAGTGCCTGACCCCCCTCCTGCGTGGACTCCTGTCCACCAATGGACTACACAGGGGTCGTGATACAACGCGGTCGCGAGCAAGCGGAGGCTCAGGGCGACAAGCGGGTGATTCACGGCGTAGCGCGTGAGGACCAGCTTGATCCCTTCGGCAGAAGGTCTAGCCACAGAGATGTGAAGACCAAGTCGATCAGCCAGTCAGCGATGGGTGCAAACAGGTCATGGGCGATGAACCTCGGCGGCGAGCCTGATCTGTCCAAGCCCTACGCGCAACATCCGTGGATCTACGCCTGCGTCTCGGCCATCTCCAGAGCATCGTCAAGCGTACCTGCAAGGATTCAGCGCAAGCTCCCTAATGGTGAGTTTGAGACTCTACCTAATTCACAGCTATCGATTCTCTTGGAGACCCCTAACCCTCTCCAGTCGCAACGCAAGTTTTTTAGGAACATCTGCACGAGTCAGATGCTGTACGGAGAGACCTTCCTGATTCTTCTGAAGCGTGGACCCTCCGGGCACATGGTTCCCGTCGAAGCCATCGGAGGATCGCTCGGCATGACTGCCGAGATTGAACCGCCCGAAGAGATTTGGCCCGTGCGTGGTGATCTCGTCGAACCTGTTCTCGACGAAGACAGCAAGCTGCCGATCGCGTGGCGATTCCAAACCGGCGGCGGCTACTCTACATATCCAGCGCACGCGGTCGTGCAAGTCGCAGAGGTTAATCCATACAACCCGCTGCGCGGCATGGGTCCGATGACTGCTGCCTATCGAACAGCGGCCAAAGACTTTGTCATCGACCGCTACGACGAAGCGCTGCTTCAGAACGGTGGATCTCCCGGCGGCGTTCTAACAGTCGATGGTCCGTTGACCGATGCAGATCAGCGTGCGATCAAAGAGTCATGGCACGAAGCACATGGTCGCCCTGAGTCCAGCCGCAAGACGGCAGTCCTTCCTCAAGGCACAGAGTACAAAGAGATTGGGCTCTCGCCTGCACAGATGGAGCACGAGAAGCTCAGGTCTTGGGATCGCCAAACCATCCTCTCGATCTTCGGCGTGCCCCCGGTCATGCTTGGCCTTGAGACGATGAACTATGCCACGTCTCGTGAGCAGAACAGAATCTTCTGGGAGACTACCGTTCTCCCCTACCTTGACTTCTTGAAGGATGAGATTCAGTACAAGCTCATCAAGAGAATGCGAGGCGAAGAGTCAGCATACCTCATCGACTTTGACATCAGCGGCGTCTCTGCTCTTCGAGAAGACATGGACTCGAAGGTGGACAGAGCGCTCAAGCTCTACGAGAAAGGACACCGCAGTTTCGTAGAGGCGGCGACCTTGGCTGGATGGAACATCGACGAAGTCTCGGTCGATGGCGGCGACGATCGCTACGTGCCAGTTAACCTCGCGCCAGCAGATCAGGTCGGCCTACCTCTTCAAGAGCAAGGCGATGAAGACGATGACGCTGACCTTGAAGAAGAAGAACGTGCAATCTTTGAGTACATCACCAAAGACGAGGAGCTAGACGAGGTCTACTCAAAGTGGCGCGACACCGTAAACATGAGCGCCTCAGAGCTAAGGGCTTGGGCGAAGACAGACTGCTCAAAGAGAGCCTCTCTTAGTAGAGCGCCGATCAATCGCAATCTGACGCTGCTTGAAACCAAGAAAGCAGATTGGACAAAGGCACACATGAAGAGTGCCAATCGAACGATCAGCTTCGTGTCACGGATGAAGGGAATGCCGAAGGGCAAGCCTGTCGTTCAGGGCTGCCCGAGCAAGAGAGACATCAGCCTGCGTAACTGGGCGTTCAATCCCGACAAAGGCAAGTCGATGCCTTCGTTGCCTGAGTGGCTTGACTCAGAAGAGAAGCAGGAGTTTTTCTTCAAATCTCTTACCGTTCGGGAAGAAGAAGCGATTGACAAGCTGATGCCTAAGCTCGACAGAGTCATCAAGGACTTCTTGTTGGCGCAACGCAAGAAGCTCAGAGAGATCGCAGCCGAAGCACCGAACAGCAAGTCACAGGCAGTCACTAAGTACGTACCGACCAAGTCTGAGATTCGCAGGCTCTTAGATATAAATGAGGAGTATTGGGCAGACCAGCTATCTACAGCCATGCTGCCGACTCTTAAGAACATGATGGTCGTAGGAGCAGCCGGAGCGGCAGCAGAGATCGGAGCCGCGCCCTTTATCTCAAGCGTCACAGATCCAGAAGTCTTGAGCTTCTACTCCAAGTTCCCTGCGTGGCTTAAAGAACGAAGCGTCAACACACTGCACAAGGACATCACTAACGTGATCCTGCGCGAACTCAGCAGAACGCAAGGAGTCGGAAGCGTAGCTTCAATACAAGAAGCAGTCAGGCTTGCACTGGTAGACCTTGAAGATCAGGTCAAGGTCATGATCGACAAGATACCTACTAGGTCTCAGATGATTGCTAGGACTGAAGTGCAGAAAGCTCAAAACGGTGCGCGTGTTGCTGAGTGGAAGAAGCAAGGCGTGCAAAGACATCAATGGGTGACAAGCAATGACGCCGCAGTGCGCGTGTCGCATCAGTTCATTCAAGGAGAGATCGTTAGGGTCGGGGAACGATTCTCGATCGGAGTCGCTTATCCGGGCGCACCCGATGGTGACGCAAAGGAGGTCGTGAACTGCCGCTGTAGAACAATCCCTATCGCAAATCAATAATGGAAAACTCAAGAAACATCGCAGCCAAGAATGTTGTGCTCGGCAAGGCAACCGCAGAAGACCTAGAGCTTCTCGGTCCTATTGCAGTTGCAGAACTCAAGGCGAACTCGTCTACAACTCAAGTCAGAGCGTCATCGAGCAAGCGCGTGTCACTCAATGAGAAGACGCGCTCGATCACTTACATCGTCTCTGACGAAACACCCGACAGGATGGGAGACATCATCTCTGTTAGGGGATGGCAGACAGACCTGTATAAACGCAACCCTGTTATCTTGTGGGGGCACGACCAGAGCATTCCTCCGATCGGACGCGCTAACAACGTGCGGCGTCGATACGCAGGCAACCCTCGACTGACGGCTGACATCGAGTTCGCACCTGCCGAAGCTCACGAGTTTGCAGACACGATCTATCAACTTGCAGCGCGTGACTTTATCCGCGCCACGTCTGTCGGATTCCTACCGAAAGAGGTTAAGGAGTTGGCAGACCCAGAACGCAAAAAGCTCGGCCTCGGAAAATACGGCCAATTTTACTCAGCCGCTGAGTTGATGGAGGTGAGCGTGGTTGGAGTTCCCGCCAACCCTAGTGCGCTAGAAGCTGGCATCAAGTCCATGCTCACCGTTGGTGGGCTTACCGAAAGAAGCGCACCGCGCTTCATCGAAACATACGCACCTGAATCAGAAGTGTCGTTGAAATCCATCAGCGATCTATGCCGCACATACATTGACATGGGCGCACTTACACAAAACACTAAGGACTCCAAAGTGGACGAAACGCAAACAGAAGAAGTGGTCACAGAAGCTGAAGAGAAGTCACCTGCGTGCAGGCAAGAGGGCGAGACTACTCCTGAGTGCGTAGAGAGAAAAATCCCTGAACTCATCGAGGAGGGAATGGAGCAAGACCAAGCTGTCGCTGTCGCAAACTCAGTATGCGAGACAGCGTGCAACGAAAAACAAGCAGAAGAGGTAAGCATGGTGAAAGCCATGTCTGAGCTTCTTCAGCAGCAGGCCGAGCAGACGAAGGCAACCCGCCTACTCGTTGATGCTGTGGCCGACCTGACCGCAAAGGTCTATGAAGATCTTGACAATGGCAAAGAACGCGGAGCTTGCGCTCACGATGCGGTCTCGCCCGATGTTGTCAAAGACGCTTCAGATGATCTGGCGAATCAGGCTAAGAGTGCGATCCGGGGTTTCGCGGATAGCTTCACCTTGAGGCGGGATTCACTTGATAACGACACCCAAAACGGAACGACCAATGTCTGACCATAATTTAGAAGACGCCTTCGAGGCGCAACTCAAGGGGCTCGGAGAGCATCTTGAGACTACGGTGGAGAAGTTCGCTAACGCAGAAAGCGATAAGCGTGCTGAACTCCAAGAGCAAATCAAAGGGCTAGAGGCGTCTATCGCTGAAGTCAAAGAGAACCTTGTTGTCGAGAAGCGTGGACACCTCCCCGGTGTTGAAGCGGCTACTCCCGACAGCGGCAAAGAAGGCTTCTCGATGGCTCGCGCTTGTCGCGCTCTTGCTCGCAAGGACTTCCGTGACGCTCCCTACGAGCAAGAGGTCTTCGCTGAGATGAAAGAGAAGGCCATGAGTGTCGGCGTTGATCCGAGCGGTGGCTACATCGTCCCGGAAGAAGCCATCACGACGGTCATCGAAGCTCTCAAGGCCAACGTCGTTGCGTACGACTTGGGTGCGAGGGACATGGCTGCAAGCAGCACCCCGCTCACCATCCCCAAGCTGACAACTTCAGCAACGGGCTACTGGGTCAGCGAGAACTCAACGATCACCGCGAGCGACCTTGGCTTCGAGCAGATCAACATGACTCCGAAGACTGTCGCAGGTCGGGTGATCTTGTCGAACCTTCTCCTTGAAACCTCCACTCCGACCGCTGACTCCATCATCGAGCAGGACCTTGCTTCGCAGCTTGGCCTCGCGCTTGACGCTGGTGTCCTCAACGGTTCATCAGGTGGTGGTGCAGGTGAGCCCGTTGGCATCATGCAGACCTCTGGCATCTCCAGCGTAACCTGCACAGCAATGGATGAGGACGATCCTCCGACCGTTGCCAACTTGATGGAGTTCATCAGCGACCTAGACGCAGCAAACGCTCTTCGTGGTCGCCTTGCTTGGTGTGTTCACCCCACCATCATGAACCAGATCCGTCAGATCAAGAGCGCAAACGAGTCTGCTGGCACTCCTAGCCTAGACGTCAGTCGCTTCGTGGTCTCCGACTCACTCGCTGATCGGATCCTCGGCTATGAGTTCCGCACCTCGACACAGATGGCTGCGCCGACCTCAACAACTTCGGCCAAGTCCCTGCTCTTCGGGAACTGGGACGACGTCATGATCGCTCGCTGGGGTGGTCTCAGACTTCTCGCATCCGACACTTCGGACGATGCTTTCTCAAAGGACCAGACGCACATTCGCGCCACCATGCGTTGCGACGTCGCCCTTCGTCACCCCGAGTCGTTCTCCGTCTCTGCTGACTAATCAAGGAGCTTAATTAAATGACACTTATGGACCTCGGCAACAATGTTGCCATCAGCAGCCAAATCCTTCCGGGAACATATACGGCTGACCAAGCGGGAGTTGCTGTTGACACGGCTCCCTACGCTGAAGCTATCGTCATCGCGAACATCGGAACAATGACTCATGCAAGCAATGTTCTGTCGCTCACGGTGATGGAGTGCGACACATCAGGCGGGACATACACCGCTGCCAAGAAGTTGGGGACGACCGATGACGCAGTCATCATCGCTGCGACTACGGCGAATGATGAGGCTACCTATGTCGCAAGGGTTGACCTCAACAACACCAAGCGATTCATCAAGGTGCCGTCAGTTGAGACAGGTGACTCCGGTGACGGCGACTACGCCGTGACCATTGTCTTCCTTCCCTACAACACGGCGAACGCCGACGCTCCGACCATCTCGGTCTAAGGAGCTTTTGACATGACCCTCCTAGATGTAGGCAACTGCGTAGTGGTTTCACCTCTTCACGATCCGGCGGTGTACAACGTCGCCGGACGTGATGGGTACACGGTGGACACGGCGAAATACGCTTATGCGTTCGTCGTGATTCACCTCGGCAATCTGCACGGCTCTGAGACTGTGCATTTCGAACTACAGCACGCGCTTACATCAGGGGGGTCATTCACAGCTTGCAACAAGTTGGGGACAACGGATGACGCCCAGACCGCTGAGTACGGGAACGCAAACGATGACCAATGCAAGATCATCTCTGTAGACCTGAACAACACCAAGCGGTTCTTGAAGCTGCGAGCGAATCACTCGTCCTCGATCTCTCACGAATACTCGGCATGCCTAGTCCTCATGCCGTATCTCACCAACACAGTCTCAGATGATGCCAAAGCGGCGTCTGCTCCTGAGTTCAACGTCTAGAATCAACTCATGAAATACAGAGTCAAAAAACGGTCGCAGCTTCTCTACCCTGACGGAACGCTCAGAGGAGAGGCTGGCTACATTGTCAACACCGATCTCGCTCACGATCGTGACGTGTTGAGTTCTCAAGGGTCAGTCCTTGAGAGGACAGGAAGGTCAGCAAAGACCTCCCCGGTCTTGATGAGCAGAATGGAGGTCTCTGAACCTAAGAAGGCGAAGAAGAAGACCACCAAAAAGAAGGCCACCAAAAAGAAAGACTGATGGCCAAGAAGAAAAAGCCTAAGAAGCCGAGGCCCAAAGTTCCGGGCACTCCTTACTAGAGCATAACCGGGGGGTGGGGTTCTCTCCCAAATCTCCTGCCCCACTCCCCACCTACATCAAACACACTCATGAGATACCTCTGCATTAAAGACGTCTTTGACAGCAACGGCGAACTTCTTGGCAAGCAAGGCGACACGGTCGAGCTTGACAAAGACTCTCTCGACAAAAGAGAGCGCAAGCGTGCTGCTGCAATCTTGATGAGCAACGGAGACAGCGCAC